TGGTACTACAAGTCCTACATCGCCTTTACACGTAGTAAACACAGTAGGAGGATGGAGTGCTTATATAAATAATGACGTTGGTACAGGCACGCAATCAGGATTATTATTAGACGCAGGTTCAAGTTCATCAGACTTTGCTATGTATGTTAGAAATGCAGCAGGGTCAAGTGATTTATTTTCAATAAAAGGGAACGGCAACGTAGGTATTGGGACTCCGTCGCCTGGACAGAAGCTGGAAGTAGCTAATGGTAGAATAGCTGTTGATTCAAATTACGGTTTTCAACTCGCACTTACCAGTGCTACCCAAATAGGCAGATGGTTTAATTCTTCAGGAATAAATTATTTGCAAGGGGATTCAACAAGAAGTTGGCAGATTGGTAGCACTACCAACGGTGTAAATACATATTTTGACAACATAAATAACAGAGTAGGTATCGGGACGACTAGTCCTGACGTAAAGTTACACGTTAGTGGTAACGCAAAGGCAACCAATATATATGTAGCTGATAGCATTATACATACAGGTGACACAAACAATTACTTTAAATTCGATACTGACACACAGATATTTGCAACATCAGGTGCAGAACGTCTACGTATCACCTCAGGAGGCAACGTTGGTATTGGGACTACTAGTCCTTTAGCTCCACTATCTATAGGTAATTCATCTTCTGAAACTTTAGAATTTAACAATAGCGTTAGTTCACAGAGCAGAATATTATCATACGATAGGTCTGATAATTCGTATAGAGATTTAGTCCTAGACGGTCTTGATATAATATTTAAAAGACAGTCTTCAGAGGCAATGCGTATTACGTCTTCACGAAATGTAGGTATTGGTACTTCTAGTCCAAGTAGAAAATTATCTGTTTATCAAAGCTCATCAAGTTTAGTTGCAGATTTTAGAAGCGCATCAGGAAACGAGTCTTTTATTTCACTTTCAAACAACGGTTCAACAGCAGACCAAGTACGAATAGGCTCTAGTGGCGGTAATTTAATATTAAGCACTAACTACGTTGAGCGCTTACGCATAGCTAGCACAGGCAACGTAGGTATTGGTACGACTAGTCCTGCAGAAAAACTAACAGTTTCAGGTGATGCAAACGTTACAGGTAAATTTGCGGTAGGAGCGGCTTCTGTTCACGGAACTTATGATTTTTACAATCAATTAACTTCATACTTCAACGGAGCTATGACTGTAGATGCTTCCTTTACTCAAACAGGAGGAGCAGATTCGACCTTCTCAGGCGACGTAGGGATTGGTACGACCAGTCCAGGGACAGCACTACATATCCGCGGAGATAATACTAGTGTAGCCCGAATGCTTATGATAGACCAAGGCAGTACTGGTGATGCAAGCATGTCTTTTAGGCTCGCAGGATTACAAGAATACGCAGTAGGTATAGATAATAGTGACGGTAATAGATTTAAAATTTCAAACAGTAGCGGAGTAGGTACTAACGATTTATTAACAATAGAACCTGGTGGTGATGTAGGTATAGGAACTAATAATCCGGAGAGTATACTTCATATATCAGACGCAAATCCTGAGTTTATACTTGAAGACACTACTAATCCAAACAAATGTAAAATACGTAACGTTGATGGAAGCTTAATTTACGACGCAGACTACAATAGTGAATTTGGTAATTCAAGACACCGATTTTTCATAGACGGCTCTGAAAAATTAAGAATTGAAGCTGGAGGCAACGTTGGTATTGGTACAACTAGTCCAAGTGAAAAACTAGACGTAGCAGGCAGCATAGTAGTAAATACAGGACAGTCTTTAAAGTGGGGAGCAGGAGCAACGAGGATTGTTGGTTTAGATGGTTCATACATTGCGATATATCCAAACAATTCAGAAAAAGTAAGATTTTTATCTAACGGTAATGTTCTTATAGGTACTACTACAGACAACGGAGACAAACTAACAGTAGAAGGAAATATAAGCGGTAGCGGAACGGGTTCATTTGAAAGTGTAGCTATACCTGGTACTACTGCAGATTATTATATAGGAGGTAGTGGAGGAGGAGCAGCCACAAACGAACTCAGGATCGGATCTACGCATACTCCCAATAACATAGCGTTAGAACTATATCATTCCTTAAACCCAGTCTCTTTAGGTATAGGATACAGTAACGGTGGTGCTTTAGCATTTATTGAAAGTGTACATGGTAGTTACGATACTAACACACATATGCTTTTCAAACCAGGCGGTACAGAAACCTGGAGAATAGGTTCACATGGTTCATCTGTTTCTAACAAATTTCAAATCCAACCAGCAGCTGCAGCAAATGATTTCGTTATAGCCGACAATTCCGGTAACGCTATACTATATTCAGATACAAGTACTCAACGCATAGGTATAGGTACAACAACCCCAAGTGAGAAATTAGATGTAGCAGGAACAACAAAGTCAGCGGGGTTACATATTACAGGCGCTACTAGAATAGACCAAGGAGGAGGTACAGCTCCAATTCCACTTCCAAATCAAGCTCCTACCGATGCCATAGCCGCACAAGGTATTCAAGGAACAAATATATTTTTATCAGAACCTGACGAATGGTTAGTAATTAACATAGGTGGAGCAGATTACGTAATACCAGCATACTTAACATAATGATAAAATTAACACCTGAACTAAGAAAAAAAATTGAAGCTAAAGGTAAAAAAATAATACCTATAACTTTAGAGCAATTAAGCAAAGCAAAAACAACTAATAAAAAACAAAAACAATGATCACTTACAACTGGGACTGCAAAACAGTCGACGTAAAACCAACAGAGGGAGACTTGACTAACGTAGTGTACAACGTACACTATAAAGTAGAAGCTACGAAAGGAGACCATAGTGCAACATCTATTGGTACTCAAACAATAACTTTAGACGAAGACGCTACTTTTGTTTCGTTTGACGATCTAACCAATGCTACTATAACCACTTGGGTTAGGGCTGCAATGGAAGATGGACAACCTGCTGCAATAGAGGCATCTTTAGCTGAAGTTATTACAGAAAAAGAAACACCTACGTCAGTAACTATGACAATAGAGGACTAATATTAGTAAAAAACGTTAAATTAGCGTAATAATACAGAAGTAAACAAATTAAATTTTATCATGGACTTAAAAATTAAAGACGAAGAATTAGTAAAGCTACAGGCTTTAGTAAACCAAATTAGCCAAGCACAAATGGAGCTTGGGCAAGTTGAATCTAGAAAATTTGACTTAATAGCAGCTATCCCTGCTTTTAGAAAAGATTTAGAAACTTTTCAAAAGGAGCTTGAAGAAGAGTACGGCAAAGTTACTATTAATGTACAAGACGGAACAATCAAGCAAAATGAAGATGGAGCTAATAAGGAAGATTAGTATAGGTAAAGATTATAAAAACGAAGCAATGCATTACTCCGTAGGCCAAGAGGTTTACGGAGGACATGTAATAGATTCTATACTCGAAGAAGATGAGAAATATAGAATCTACATTACAAAAGAAAATGAAGTTTTGCCATGGAAAGATTTTAATAAAAACATGGCTATTGCAGTTGAATATAATTTAGAATATTAATGCACGGTTGGGATAGTTTTATAGTGTCGCCAGTAAGGTCAAGATACGACAACACTAAAAAAGTTGGTGATGTTGATCTTATATTGAACACTAATATATTTACTCATAAAAACGTAAGCAATAATGCTATAGTCGTTGGTTTGCCAAAAAATATAAAAACTAACATACAAATTGGTGATGAAGTTATCATACACCATAATGTATTTAGAAGATGGCATGACGTTAGAGGTAAGGAGCAAAACAGTAGAAGCTTCTTTAGCGAAGATAAATACTTCGTAGGAGAAGATCAATTGTACATATATAAGCATAAAGACGAATGGAAGTCTTTAGATGATTATTGTTTTGTTAAGCCTATAGTTAACAACGATATGTTTTCGTTAGAAAAAGAAGAACCTCTAGTTGGTATAGTTAAGTACTCTAATGATGTTTTAGAGAGCAGAGGTATAAAAGTAGGAGACAAAGTAGGGTTTATACCTAATAGCGAATTTGAGTTCGTTATAGATGGCGAGCGTGTTTATAGGGTAAGAACAAAAGTAATTACAATTAAATATGAATACGAAGGAGAAGAAAGAGAGTATAATCCAAGCTGGGTATAGAGCGGTGGAAGAGCTAATTAAGGTAGCACAAGAAAAGATCATCACAAACACTGAAGATGATGTTTCGGCCGATAGGCTTAAAAATGCTGCTGCCACTAAAAAGCTAGCTATATTCGACGCTTTTGAAATACTTACTCGTATTGAAAACGAAAAAGCTGTACTAGAAAATAAACCTGTTAAAGAAAAAGAAGCTGCTTTTAAAGGCTTTGCTGAAAGGAGAAGTAAGTAATGTACGAGCAGAGTTTATATAAAATAGTAGACGACCACATACCTATAAATGCTATAAAAAGATTAAATAAGTCTAAGCGTTGGGAGTATGGTTATAATAAAGAGCACGATGTTGTAGTTATTAGTAAGACTGGTAAAATAGGTGATATATATGAAATACAGAACCTTAAAATAGCATTACCACCTGAAAATAACGTACACAAATTTAAAAGTGATAAATGGGAGGTGACTCCTTATCCTAAGGAACTTAATAGAGTAAAGACTATATTCGACTGGAAAGATCTTCCAAATGAATTTAAAAACGAATATATAGACTACATTGAAAAAGAATTTAAAAAACGAGAAGAGGGCTTTTGGTTTTATAACAAAGGCAAACCTACTTATATTACTGGTACTCATTATATGTACCTTCAGTGGTCAAAAATTGATGTTGGCCACCCAGACTTTAGAGAAGCAAACAGATTATTCTTTATATTTTGGGAAGCATGCAAAGCGGACAAGCGGTCTTATGGAATGTGCTATCTTAAAAATCGTCGATCAGGATTCTCATTTATGGCGTCAGGAGAAACTGTTAATCAAGCAACTATTAGTTCAGATGCACGATTCGGAATATTGTCCAAATCTGGACCAGATGCCAAGAAAATGTTCACAGATAAGGTTGTACCAATATCAGTCAATTATCCATTCTTTTTTAAACCAATACAGGACGGGATGGACAGACCAAAGACCGAGCTCGCGTACAGAGTACCCGCTTCAAAACTCACAAGACGGAACATTACTAGCACCGACAAACCTGAGGAACTCGATGGACTGGATACAACCATAGATTGGAAGAACACTGGTGATAACAGTTATGATGGTGAAAAACTAAAACTACTAGTACACGATGAGAGTGGTAAGTGGGAAAGACCAAATAATATATTAAATAACTGGAGGGTAACAAAAACAACACTAAGGCTTGGTAGTAGAATCATAGGTAAGTGTATGATGGGATCAACTAGCAACGCACTAGATAAAGGTGGTAACGAATTTAAAAAACTTTATTATGATTCAGATGTTACAAAGCGAAACAGAAATGGACAGACAAATTCGGGCCTCTATTCTTTGTTCATACCTATGGAATGGAACTACGAGGGATTCATTGATTCTTATGGATTACCTGTGTTCGAAACACCTGAACAAGAGGTTCTTGACCCACACGGAGATTTAATAGATGTTGGTGTACTAAGTCATTGGCAAAACGAAGCTGAAGGCTTAAAGTCTGATCAAGATGCTTTAAATGAATTTTATAGACAGTTTCCTAGAACTGAAGAACACGCTTTCAGAGACGAAACTAAAAATAGTATATTTAACTTAACTAAGATATACGAACAAATAGATTTTAATGGCGAAAACACAGGTTTAATAACCGGTAATTTCCAGTGGTTAAATGGTGTTAAGGATACTAAGGTTATGTTTCTACCAAATCAAAAAGGTAGATTTAAACTTAACTGGATACCACCTAGCCACTTACAGAATAAAATAGTAATAAAAAATGGCGTAAAGCATCCTGGCAATGAGCATATGGGTGCGTTTGGTTGTGACTCTTACGATATATCAGGTACTGTAGATGGTAGAGGCTCTAAAGGATCTTTGCATGGCTTGACTAAGTTTAGCATGGAAGATGCACCAGCTAATGAATTCTTTTTAGAATATATAGCAAGACCTCAAACAGCTGAAATGTTTTTCGAAGATGTACTTATGTCATTAGTGTTCTATGGAATGCCACTTCTTGCAGAGAATAACAAACCAAGATTATTGTATTATTTAAAAAGAAGAGGGTATAGAGGATTTTCTATGAATAGGCCAGACAAAGTTTGGAATAAGTTATCTGTAACAGAAAGAGAAATAGGTGGTATGCCTAACTCAAGTGAAGATATAAAGCAAGCTCATGCTGCCGCAATAGAAATGTACATAAACGACCACGTTGGTCAAAAGCAAGAAGGCTTCGGGTGTATGCCATTTAACGATACACTAAACGATTGGTCTAAGTTCGATATAAACAGAAGAACAAAATTTGATGCTACAATAAGCTCTGGTTTAGCTATTATGGCATGCAATAGGCACTTATATTCACCAAAGCAGAATATAGAAAGAAAAAAATTAAACTTAACTATAGCCAAGTATAAAAATAAAGGCTACAATTCAAAAATAATAGAAAGATAATATGGCTGAGTCAGTTACATCACATTATTTTCCTAGTCAAGTTGTTAGTGATTTAGAGAAAAACTCGAAAGAGTATGGACTTAAAATAGGTAAAGCTATTGAGTACGAGTGGTTCAACAGGGACTCTGGTACTAATAGATTTGCTAGTAATCAAAACACTTTTCACAAGCTTCGCTTGTATGCTAGAGGAGAACAATCAATACAAAAATACAAAGATGAGTTATCAATTAATGGTGACTTAAGTTATTTAAACTTAGACTGGAAACCAATACCTATTATACCTAAAT